ATCTTCTTCAAGCAATTCCTCATCAAAGGCATCTTCAACTCCAGCTGTTGCTTTGCTTTTCCTTTCATGAATTACAAGGTTGTCTAAAGCATTATCACGACTCTCATCAATATCCAACTGGACACGACTGTTTTCTCCAGTCTCGGGAAGCATAGAACCACGACTATTTAATTTGTTACCAAGGATTTGATTGTTTGTTTCAGGATCATCAAAGATAGCAGAATCAATAGCCCGTGTTGTGAAAGACTCGCGGGGTTCAGAAATAATAGGAACATTATTACGACCCGCACTGTATTGCCCGTCAAACAGTTGATTTAACTGTGACCCCGCAGTTTGGAAGCTACCAAATCCACGAGCAGATTGCTCACGACGGTAACCCTCTGCTAATAGGTTATTGAAGATTTTGTCTCCGAGGACATTAATATCAACCGCTTGGTCTTGTCGGGTGGGATAACTAGCACCCAAGAAAGAGGGACCTTGAGGCATAGCACTAAATGCTGGGAGGTTTCGGACAGCAGGTGCTTTAGGAGCAACCCCGCCCTTGGTTTTCTTGGACTGATCAATGACGATTTTTATATTAACACCTTTACCACCGCTTTTAGATGTTTTGCGAACTTTTACTTTTGCTTTTTTAGGAGGCATTATAATGTATCGGTATATTTTATTTTGTGCTAAAATTAAAATATAAACCAAATATATAATATGTTAAGAAACTTTGAAGCATTCAATACCAACTCTCACCCAAGCGCTAGCGATGAAACATACAGTGTTATATTAAACTCCAATTTATCCACTGGAACACCAACCGATGCCCAATTCAACTTTGATTGGTCTGTCCTTCCTGACCGAAACTATTTGGTTCATTATTCATTTAATAGTTCCAATATGAGTATTACCTCAGGAAAGGTCTGCTTAATTTCAAGTGATATATTTTCCCACACGAACACATATGTTGCTGGAGCACAAACAGGTCGCACATCAGCACAGAGCTCAAACATACTTGGAGTTGCTTACCCATACATCTATGGAGCAACTAGTGCTCTCCATGCCGATGATAGCACGGCACCTCCTACATATATCAATACCCGTCCCACAGCAAACCAATTTTCAGTTCATATTAAGACGGCAGATGCTACCCCTGTTGGATACCCCAATTTAGCCGAGTGGGTTTTAGTGTTACATTTCACCCCCGTAGATAAAACGGCTCGTATCTTACTTTAGGGTGCTTAATTAAATAGTAAATATTTTTATATTCATATATTATAAAGTATGAGTATAACCAAAAAGAAAAACGAAGCACCAACATTATCAAAATGTGAAATGGTTTGTGACGGTGGCCTACACGAGAAACTAAATAACTTTGAACTGACTAAGTTCTTAAACTCACACGAGACAAATCTTATGATCGGTCGTCCAGCTAGTGGAAAGACTTCTCTCTTGTATTCTTTTTTTAAGAGTCCCAAGATATTCCGCAAAGTGTTTCACAATATCTATTTGTTTCAGCCATCACATAGTAGAGCATCAATGAAAGATAACATCTTCAGCAAAATCCCAGATGAGCAATGCTATGAGGAGTTGAACTATGATAACCTGAGTAGTGTGATGGATACAATCAAAGGGGAAGATAAGAAATATAACAACTGTGTAATCTTTGATGATATGACTGCTTATTTGAAGAATCCAGATGTGAAGCAGTTACTGAAGGAGTTGATATTCAATCGCAGACATTTGCGAACCACGGTGATCTTTTTAGTCCAAACTTGGTATTCCATAGAGAAGGATATTCGCAAACTGTTTAGCAACATTTTCTGTTTTAGAGTATCAAAACAAGAGCTCTCAACCATAATGGATGAAGTAGTAGAATCAAAAGCAAAATATATGAATGATATAGCAAAGGTGGTATTTGATGAACCGTATAAATATTTATTTATCAATGTGAATTCTCAACGATTGTTTGATGGATTTGATGAATTAATATTTGACGAAGAATAAAATATTCTTCTAATATATAAATATGTTTCGCAAGTCATTAGGAAGTAGTGCTTCAAAAATGTTCCGTAAAGGAATATCAACGGCATCAGGCGTAAGCAAAGGTTTGGGAGGAGCCTCAAATGTCCTCACAGGTGCTATCAAAACAGGAACCAAAGTAGCGAATGTTATAGGAGATAATCCTATTGTAAAGGGTGCGATCGCTTCATCTCCAGAGGCACAGGCATTGTTAGCGAAAGCTAGAGCAGGTGCGAAGGCGGGAACCCAAGTTGCGGGTTTATTGAAGGGGGCAAGTGAATTATCCAACCCCGCAAACTACCGAAAAATAACAACCTCAAGTGGAGGAGTTGATGCTGGGGCAGTTCAGAAAAATGTTCAATCAGGATTACAGAGAGCTAAGGATTTAGCAAAAGAAGGTGAGTCTCTCTATAACTTTGTTAAATAAGTAAATATTATTATCTTCTTGTAATATAAGATAATAATGTCGTCAATCAGTCAATTAAGCACAAACAGCCGATCCATGAATGGACTTAATACTATAAATGCGAACGCTGTTTTTACGGATACACTGGAAGTAAATACCCTAGCAATAGACACACAGGGAACAGCACCGACAAGGCCAAGTGGAGATAACAGCACAAACATCGCAACCACTGCGTATGTGGATAATGCGACAACTGGATCTTTCGTTACATTAAATACCACACAAACAATCACGGGTCAGAAGACCTTTTCAAATGCGAATACATATATTACGGGGAACACGGTTACGGATAGCATTCGGTCGTCATCGGCAACAACTCCAATTAATATAGGACAAAATATTCAATCAGGAGCAATCAATCTTGGAACAACCTTTATCGGACCGACGATGAGTATTCCGTTGAATTGGGGGACATCAAGTAATACGGGAACACTCAATTTTTTTGGGGGTTCTTTCAATCTCACATCAAGTGGGATTTACACGCAGAGATGCGGAGCAACATTTGGAATGACGCTGGGTGATACGCAAACAACTGGAGTAATGAGTATTGCTACACGCTCAGATAGGTCGGGAGTTTTAAATATTAGTAATGGAGTAAATGCTACAAATGATATTCGTATTGGAAACCAAAGAACTGGAGCAGGAGCAATTTCAATTGGATCAACGGCATCAACAACTCAAACCTGTGATATGAATGCGGTTACAACATTTTCAAAAATACCCTCGTGTGCGGTTGTTCCAACAACGGGAGACCATTTAACAAATAAGACTTATGTAGATAGTGCGATTACATCGGGAGGAACTGGATTTGTAACTCTTGCGACAAATCAGTCAATCACGGGTGTGAAAACATTCACTTCAAATATAATCGCAGGTGCTGGAATAATTCCATCCACTGGAGTAAATCTTGCTTTAACCACAACGGGAGGCGAGGACATACTTGTAACTGGAAGCAATGATATCACCTTTAATTCAACATCTAATACGGTTTTCAATGCGGGATTATATGGATCATTTTCGGCAAATGCTGGATATACATTTGTGAATAATGGAAGTGCGGGTTTTATTTTTAATGATAATGCTTTGGCTGGAGGACAAGGATTAAAACTCACAAGTTTCTATAATGATATTGTAAATACAAGTGTAAATAATTATGATTATAATACAGCAACTTTTTTCTCACCTGCTTATGCTCAACCAAATCGTGGTGGTATTTATAATAGTTCATCAACTGCTATTAATCCAGCCCTTTCATATACAAACGGAACTCAAACAGATAGTGGTGCGATTTTCACTGCTATGACCGTAACTGCTCCAGCAAATAATACTTGTAATATGGTAAGCGTAAAAATCGCATTTGATTTAATAGCGTGGGCAACGTTTGGTCTTCCAGCAGGATCAGGAACGATCGGATTACAATTCAATAGTTACACAATATCTATTTTAAAAAATGGAAGTGCTTATACTCCTGCTATATTAAATCATTTCTCAAACGCAACAGGGACAACGCAAAACTTCGCGAAATCAGGAACACAATCAAACATCCAAGGAATGGGTGCTTATTTTGGAACCATAGATGCGGTATTCAATCTAGATCTTAATAACGCAACAGCAGACACATACGCAATAAGAATAACACCAACTATGACGATTACCAATTATAGCATTAATTTTGACGGATTCAAGTTTTCGTGTAGAGCTTCAACATCGGGAGGCACAAATGGAAATCCATTTTTCACTGGAGTTAGATTATCTTACACTGGAGGAACAATGGCTTATTCATCTGTGGTTCCAACATTTGTGGATAGTTCAATCACACGATTGGCGACATCATATCCAACTCCTGCTAATGTGAATGCTTGTTTCATGCCGTTGAATAATAATATCACACCACCTGGAATGATTGCTTCGTATGTGGTAGCAACGCCTCCTCCTGGATGGTTAGTGTGTAATGGAACATCATATAGTATTTCAGCATATCCAAATCTATATGCGGTTATTGGAAATACATTCGGAGGCACATTAGCAACGGGCGTCTTTTCGGTCCCTGATTTTGAAGGTGCTTTCTTGCGTGGTGCTGGAAGTCAAACTGTTG